ATAGGTTCTCTTGATCTTGCCGATGCTGGTATAACTAATGGTGTTCCTACCGTTGATTATGACACTAGCTTTAATGTTGTAAATACAGGCGATGCTTTCTCAGCAAGTGAGACATTCTTGCAAGGCGATAGTACAAGTACAACAGCAGCTACTGTGACAAATGGTGTTGCTACCTTGCCTCTTCTAGGATCATATACAGTGGTATCGGGAGGTGATCCTGGTTCTGTTGCTATCACATTAGATAGTGGACAAGCTTTAACTGTTGATCTAACTGACATGGGTGCTGGTACAACTGCAACTCTTCAATCAACTATTACTCTTGGCCTTGATTAATGAAATGGTTTCTATGCCTGTTTCTTACAATACCTAGTGCTTATGCAGGCAGTATTACACCAAGGTTTACAACAGGACAAATGGAATCTAGTAGTCGTAGCGTATCTACGATCCAAGAAACGATTGTTACTGAAAATTATAGAACTGGGTTCTCATATACAGTTCAAGGGCATAACATTACTACAGATTCTTATATCTCACCTGATGCGACATATACAACAAGTCAAAATACAGGTAATGGAGCAGTTAATTTTCAATGGGTGACACCAGAATTAACAAGCAAACCTCAATGGAGCATAGTAACGGAAGGTTCAGATTTCAGTCTGGTCGAAAATTTTCTTGCCCCAGGTTTAGACGCAGTATCGGTAATAAATCGAACTCAAACCATAGAAACCCAAACAACTTCCTTAAGTATCTTTTCCCAATAGGCTTACTGTTTTCAAGTCCTATATATGCTAGTAATACAATATCTAGCCCTTCAGCATCCAGTTCTGGAACAGTTATCAATAATGGGTATCAAACCATAAATGGAAATTTTCCTACTCATAGATTTTCAAACGGAATACAATGTCAACTTCCTACTTTGGCTATCACTCCCTTTGTCACTAAAGGAAAAAACTTTTCTTTACCAAGAAGTACAGTCTCTCGAACCAATATTTATGACACTGCAAAAGACAGTGATACAGGCCAGTTGCTTAATCCTGGAGACATTTTATATGTTGCAGAACAGGAAAGATTAGATCAAACAGTATATAACCTAAATTATGGAATCACAGCTAGTTTTCAAATACCATTAGGTAAAAGTTTTAACAAAGAATGTTTACAAGCAGCCCAGACTTATAGAAAATATCAAGAGTTTATGTTGGATGCTAAAAAATTAGAGGTCAATCTCAACCGTCTCAAAATATGTGCCGAACAACTAAAACTTGGTGTCAAGTATGTAGGAGATGATGCTGTTAGCTGTAGAAATGTAGTTTTAACAACTGTACCTAATCAGGTTTTGCCTCATCAACATTCTTTGACTTCTGGGAATGAGTAAGAACCTTTTTGAAAATAGTTTTACTTATTGATTTGAGTACTCCCAAAAGTAATGGGCTACTGGCAGCCAAGAGAGAAATAGTAACGACATTAAGAGCAGCACTAGGCGTAGGAAGTACCGATTTAACGAAAGTGACTTCTTCAAGAATTGGTACGCAATCTACTCCATTATCACCACGTTTGTAATCAATAATCCTCTGAGTTCTCAAATCTGTTGTAAAACTTCCTACAGGCAATACTCGTGATAAATCTGGACAAGGTGGAGGTTCTATATTTTTTACCTTTTTTTTGGGTGGTGCGATAATAGGAGGTTTATATATTGCTTGTTGTTCTGATTGCGTAGGAGTTACTGTTTTTATAAGTTTACTTGGATCGTATTCTATTGGATTAAAAGAGGGCATCTCTCCTTCTGGGCAGGTTATATATGCGTTTCTATCGTTGTATAGAATACTAGGATTTTTGGTTATCTCTAAATCTCTGTGGTATAAATTACAGCCTGGAATATTACCTGTTAAAACGTGTTCTATTGCTAAAGGTGTTTCTGGTATATCTATCTTCGGTATTTTTATATTTGGTATTTTTATTTCACTCATCTTTATCTACATCACCGATAGATATAGACCAGCCATCTTCTCCAAACTTTCCAACTTCTCTTATCTCAGGTTTTTTTACTTCTTTATCTAATTCCTCATGATATTTTTTTATTTCATTATCAAGTTCTAATTTTAATTTTCTTACTCGTAACCAATTCATTAATCGATCAACATAAAATTTTATTAATTCTTTAAAAAAACGAGAAATCATTTACCTTTTATAAAAAAATTCTACATAAGCATTACATTTGGAACAAGTAAAAATTGACTGCATTATATATCTATCAGATAAACTATTATCCTCTACAGGTTTATTTTCTCTCCATGTTAAATTTGTTTGACAGGTTATACAATTCATAATGGTAATACAGGGCCACTGAATTTTGGTATTTTCTTATCTATTTGTTTTGGCAAAACTTTGTTTACTGAAGTCATTACTTTTTCCATCATCATCGCTTCAAACTGAGGGCTACTTACCCATTTGTAAGTTGCGTAACCTGCTCCGATAGTTGTTAAGCTTATCAAGAATGATAAGATGGACAGAATAGAAGATATTTTATTTAACATGAGAGATGCGTTTGTAAAGGCTTTAGTACCTGTCACTATTATAACTTTCTGTGGTATCTGTGCATTAGCACCGTTGTATGTAACTTTAGGAATGATAAACCGTCAGGTAATAAATAAAGATAATTATTAAACTATTGATCTACTTAGCTCAAACCATTTATTACCAGTAACATATACTAAAGTAACTGTAGACCCTGCTGTTATAGATGCGTTTGTTGCACCAGCAAGATTCATCCCGCTTGAATTATGGTTAAGTGTTAATGCACCAGTAAAATTTAAAATTACAATAGAATTTGGAGATCTTCCAGCACCTACTAGAGTTCCAATGGTTGTAGTGCCAGTTATTGTGTAAAGAATGTCATTATTTGGTAATGTTAAATTTGTTGCACTAGCTATGTTTTTAACAACTTCATTTGTTCTGACTGATCCTGTAATTGTTTCGTAATCATTTTGACTTGTTAAAAGCTCTCCAACATCTGCAACATCAGTTGTGTGTCCAGCAGTATCAATAGCAACAGGCATACTAACAAAACGTGTACCTGTTATTAATGCTTTAGAATCTTTATCATTTATAAGAATACCTTTGTTAGTAATTGATCTAAAAGAACAACCAGTAACATTTGCATTTCCATTATTTACTCTAAGACCTATATCAGATTCCCAAACAACTGTACCAACAAATAAATTACGAAAACCATCAGCTACTTGATTTATAATGCCTACAGCCATTGATGCTGTTTGACATCCTGTAAAAATACATTCTCGGCTTTGTCCTTGTAAATTAAAACCTACAGTTCCTTTTGGGGTACTAGGATGGTCAGCACCACATGATGTAAATTTGATTGAATTACAGTCTGTAACTTTGAAACCAGTGTCATTAAATGAAAAACAATTAGTTATAAAAGACCAATCTGAAAAGTTTTTAAATTCAAAACCTATACCAGATCTTATATTATTTGCATCTGTATTTGTAACAACAGGATAACTGTGAACACTATACATATCCCAACCACCTAGATCATTATCAACTCTGACACCATTAATGCAATCAATACATAAATGTTCAAGACGACCACGTGGAGTATTAGTAGTATTAGTATCTATACCTCTTTCAAAACCAATAATTTTACAATATCCAATGTAAGGACAAGCATCTGTTTGTATAGCTGTACCAGAATAGTTATTTACGTTTGTGATTGTTAATACTTGCCCAGAAGTTAATGCTGCTAATGCTGTAAACGTAGTTTTTTGAATTATAGTAAGACCTTTTAATGAAGCACTATTTTGTAAAATTATTTTTTTACTGTTTCCTAAAATTAAAACTATAGGTTTATCATCAAGCGTAAATCTTTCTGTTGAATCGGGTGGTGTAGCACCAATAGTTACTAAAGAAACTTGAGTAGGTATTGTTAAATCTGCGGATTCAATTAAATATCTACCATCAGGCACAACAATTTTAGGAAAACCAGCATTTACCGCAGCTTGAAATGCAGCCGTATCATCTGTAGTGCCGTCACCTTTAGCACCAAAGTCTTTTACAGAAACTACATCTTCTAATTTATTCTGTACTGACCTGCTAACAGCCCCTGTACCTTGTTGTGTAAAGTTAAGGGTATTTATAGTAGAGGTGTTATAAGCCCCCTGAGAAACCCATTTGACACCATCAAAATGATATTGCAAACCATTTGATGCATTATGTACATCACCTGTGGATGGAGAAGCGGGAAAGTTTAAAGCCATGATTTTATTATATGGTATAAGGTTTGGTTGTCATAATTTATTTCCAAGCTACAGCTAATTATTTTTTTAATAAATTATGTAATAAATTAAATTTTTTTTTCTTAATAAATTTAACACCTTTTAAATTTTCTTTTTCAAGACAATACAATAAAAATGTTTGGTGTTTATTGAAAATCATTAGATTATATTAATGAACGTCATTCTACGCTACGTCCAGATTATTTGTAACAACTTTATTTGAACCAGTACCACCATCAAAAAGTCCTTGAGCTTGACTAAATCCTTTAGAAATATTTCCTGTAACAACATATCTATCACTACTTCCTGGATTTATTAAAATATTTCTAGCGTGTTTTGAGGTGTAATTTAAAGCTACACCAATTCTGTTATTTACAATATGAAAGTCAGTAGCACCAGCTTCAACTTGTATCCCATTTCTGGTGTTAACATTAGTCGCTGAGTTTCCAGCAATAATACTATTATGTATATTCACATTGACAACACCATTATCAATTCTGACACCATGATCTCCATTGTTTACTGCTTGGTGTTGACCAAAAATAACTCCATCTAATACACCTCCACCATGAGTTAGATTAATACCTTTTTGTGTATTAGAACTTGACCAAGAATTATTAAACGTAAGACCTTTTAAAATAGCACTTGAATGAGTAGTTTCAATCCTTATACCATCAGTTGTGTTTTTATCAAATGCACATTGAGAGAAAAATAAAAATGTAATAATATCATTTTCTTCAGCTTTAATAAGTAAACCAAGATCACCATGTAAAGTATCCATGTTACTAAACCATCCAGCTTGACAATTTTTTATAAAAATTGCTGATGAATATTCACTTCCTGCTAGTGCATTACAAGTATATTCATTTACAAATATATCAACAACATTATTTATAAGAAGGCCATTACCAACCGATGCTCTAGCATTTCTTACTTTAATATTAAATAAGTTAATAGTGTTACTGATAGGTCTAGTAGTACCAGTTTCATAAGTACCTTCAACTAAAATACCTGTATCAGGATTATAAATATCTACTGCTTCAATAGTAGAAAGTTTTGCGTTATAAAGATGAAACGCTCTAATTCTTTGAGAGGCAGGAGTTTTGACATCTACTGTAAGATCTTTAATAAATATATTTTGAACAGCATTTAGATAAAATCCATCTGTCTCAGCAGAAGTATTACCCATATTAAATCTAATAAAGGTAGTTGCTGTACCATCACCATATATCGAACCTTGATTAGTTGTAATTGTAAGAGTTTGACTGACAAGATAAATACCTGCTGGAAAATACAAAGCCCATTTATTTGTACAGAAAGTAATTGCTGCTTGTATTGCTGCGGTATCATCTGTTGTTCCATTTCCAGTAGCACCAAAATCCTTTACCGATACTATATCTTCTAACTTATTATCAACAGTTCTTGCAACACCACCTGAACCAGATCTAAAATTTTGAGTAAAAGAAAGCTTTGTTGAATCTATAGCAGCATTAGCAGCTACATTGGAATTTTGAACGTTTGATGCAAATTCAGCAGCATCAAAAGGAGGGTTTGCTTCTACCCACTGTGCTGTATCTACATCAACATAATAAACAAAAGTACGACCTGATACGGTGTCATACCATCTAGCACCATTAGAGATACCTGTAGGAGCATTGGCACTTACAAAGGTACTTACAAGACTTTCTGTATCTTCTTTAGTTTCTTGCATACCAAACAACAGGTGTTTGCTGTTGTTATCTAAATCAGATTCGGTAAGAACAGAACCATCCTGGAAATCTACTTTAGGTACTGTTATATCAGTATTTCTTTTTATTTCTATCGTGGCTCCTAATGCTGGAAAGTTACCAGAAGTAAACTGAATAGAAGTTTTACTAGGAAATGTATAGTGTGTGGTTTGTGTTTTTAAGGTGTTATCAACTCTTACTTCTACATCACTTTCTAACAAATAATCAAAAGATATTGCATAAGGACCAGAAGTATTACCACTGGCATTATTAGCAGCAGTATGGTTCTGCTTTGTTGGAATAGTGTTAGTAGCCATAATTAGTTAGCGTTGAGAGCCTCAAAAGATTTAAGAATGTCGTTGTTAGCTTCTTGTCTGATTGCAGATTGCAACTGTCTATATTCTAAAGCACGTTCTGGATTTTTACTCAACCATATTTGTTTACCAGCTTTTTTGTACTTATTTACTATATCTCTCAAAATATCTTCAGCCAGATCTCTATTGGCTTCTTGTGCTTTTACTTCTATATCCATATTATTTTGTTCTATCATTTCACCCCTTACACTTTTCATTAGTGCTTGAAAATCTTTTTGTTGTATTCGGTTGTTTAAAGCTCTGACCATAGTTTGACCATTAATCTTTACAAAAGCAGTTTCTTCGATGAGATCAAGATGTTCGTTATAATTAAGTTCTATCCCACTTCCGACTGCTTTGCCACTAGGTAATCTTCCAAGAGTTAATTCATCTGAAGGTTGAGTTATCCTTGCACCTATATCATCAAGAGTTGTAAGAACATTGTTATTGATGCTATCTGTCTCTTTGATTGGATTAAGAACACTCATATTGTCAGGACCAAAACCAACTGGATATTCGATGATAGAACCAGTTATAAAGTTTCTCATTGGTCTTAAATTAGCTCCATACCCAGGTATTGTTGCTGCTAATTCGTTATGAAACTTTCTAAGTATTACAAAGCCATCATCACCTGCTCTTACTCTTTTATCCATTATCTGACCATCAGTTGCTTTTGTTAATGATCTACCTAGTGAACTGAAAGGATTAACAGTAGCTGCTGCTCTTCTAGCAAGCCAGCTTTCCATTTTGTAAGGTTTTCCTAACAAATCAGCAAGTTCAGTAATACCTTGTAAATAAGTTTTGTTGGTAATATTACGACCTAAAGCAACTGAAGCAGCAACACCAAAATCATCACGATCCTGTTTGCTAAGACCACCTGTGATAGAAGCTGCATCAGCAGCCATCATAAGAAAAGAAGACCAAGGATCTAACCTTTTAAAACTGACATATTTATATCTAGGTTTACCATCCTTACCCATGCGTATATTACCATTTTCATCTTTCAAAAGAAACCTAAAACTGTAGGGTTGCCAGCCTGTAGCTCGTTTCTGATTGAGCATATTAAAGTCAGAAGGACCACCACCAGTAATTGCTAATTCAGACATAGGATCATTGATAGCTAATGCTGTGATACCTGCCACAGACCATATAGCACCACCAAGAATCATTTCACCTTTTGCTTTTGCTGCTACAGATGGATCAGTGCTTTTTAAAGCTTGTCTGTATTCTTGTAAAAGCATATTAACACCAGGAGTTCTTCTTACCTGTGACTTAAATATATTGATTGGTGTTCTTACAAAAGGAAAGATTATTCTACCTGCTGGATGCCTTGCTACTCCTTGTATTGCACCACCTAAACTATCCTCTGGAAGATCAGCAGTAAATGTGGTTTCAGCAGCATACTGTTGTGCTTTTTCGTATAGATCTAAAACAGACTTGTCTTTAACATTTGCCATGCTGTTTTTGTTTACAATTTCTATTGTTCCGTCAAATTGTCTTTGTATATGGTCTTGTAAGTCAGCACCTTGTAGACCCTTTCTCATGCCATCTTCCCAAGCACTAGCTTTTACATAAGATCTAAAATTTAGTTGCTTAAAAAATTCATCTTCTGCAAGTAAAAAACGACTGGGTAGACGAATAATAGTTCCAAAGCTATTAACCATGTTTGCTACAGTGCCATTACCTTCCATCCTGACCTGAAAGCGATCAGCATCTTGAATCATTGCACCTGGATTCACAATATTATCTTCAATCTGAAAAGATAGCTTTGCACCTTTTAAAGAATCAGTAATAGATGACATTAGGTAATACAATTCCTTACCACCTCTGATAGCACCTGTCATATCACCTTGAGCAAAAGAACCAAGTGTTTGCTCTAGTGGTCTAGCCAAAGTATTTAAAGAAGTAGAAAGAATGTTTACAGCGTGGGTTTCTGGTCCAGATAATATTGAGTTAATAAATATTTCGTTCTGTACTTTTAATCCTCTCATTATTTTGCTTTCATTCGCCATCTTTTGAAGAGCTTGAGGATTACCTTGTGCAGCTTGCAATTTCTTGGTAATTAGTCTTAGTTTTTTAAGTGATGCCTTATCCCCTTGTTCAGCAGCATTTAGTATTTCTTCTAATGAAAATTCAGCCAATGGATCTGTAGGTTCTTTTACAGTTCCTCTAATATCAGTAGCTTGGTCTATCGCTTTTTCTGCTGGTGTTCTACCTTTTAAATCATCTACAGAAGCAGCGACTTTACCTACCCCACCACCTGCTCTGTTGGCAGCTAATGTCTGTGCAGGTACTGTTTTAAGAGGTTTGTTAAGAGTAATAAGACCATCTAACACTTTTGCTTCAGTAACAAATTGTCCTTTAAGTTCTGTAAAACCTGCTTTATTTCCAGCAGCTAAACTTTCATCCATTGACTTTGCTAACGAAGCTAAGTTAATAGCGTTTTTATTCATCAACTGATTCATTGATATTAATGTTGCAGGTAAGTCTTCTTCTCCTCCTCTGCCATATCTAGCGTTAAATAATCTTGCAGATTCTATAGTTTCCTGTGGTAACAGATCATTTGCATTTTTAACCATATCAGCAAAAGTTCTTTTGTAAGGCCAAGCATTATTAGCATCTAGTCTTTTTAATTCTTCTGCTCTATCAATAATTAGTTTCTGTACATCAGGATCACCACCACCTGTAAATTTAGGATTGAATGTGGTTTCTACTTTGTCTCCTTCTTTTACAACTTTGTTAGGAAGATTTAGATCATCAATTATTTCATCACCTAGATTATCAACGACATTATCTGTCATTAATATTTCATCTCTTCTTGATAATCTTTTTATTACTCTTTCATATAACTCAGGTGTTTTCTTTATAGCTTTTACACCAAGACCTAAAGCTGTAAGAGCTTCACCTGCTACTAACCCACTTGCTGCTTGTCTGAAACGTGCATCAGCAACACCTATTTCTTCTGGTGTCTTTGCTTTTAACACATCTGTAATAACACCCCCTAGTCTTGGATGCTTGTCGATCATATTAAACAAGTTCTCTTCATAAGGATCTTGTACAACAGCATCAGTAATAAAACCTGCAACAGCATTTCTAGCCCAGGCATTGTTCATACCTACTAGCTTTGTACCTTTCAATCCTTTACTGATAACACCAGCAGGTAGTAAAAACTGTGTTATAGCCTGTGGTACTGTATATGACCAATCTTCTTTATCACCTGCTATCTCAAGTCCTAATGCCTGTAAGTCTATAAGTTCATTATTATCGTATGGATTACCAGCAGCAAAATCATAAATATCATCTACAAACTCAACAGTCTCATTTACAGCTTTTAAAGGACCAGATAAAGCACCTCTAATAACTTTAGAAGTGGTAGTTTGTTTTATCTGCTCACCACGTTTTCTTTGGATTTCACGAAACTTTTTACCAGCTTCTTGTCGTTCATCTCTAAACTTTTTAAGACGAGCTATTGGGTTTGAGTCGGTCATAACTAATTAGTTTTTGGTAAAAACTTCTTGTAAGCTCCTGATTTATAAACTGACCAAGCATCATAACCTTGCTGGTCAAAAATCATCTTGGCTGCTCTTACATTAACAGCAGGGTCATATAATTCATCATTATCTTTTAATTTCATTTGCTTTCTTCTTTCTTCACCTAATTTATAGGTTGGATAATCAATCATATTGATTTGCCATAAACCGTAGGAAAGATCTCCTGTTTCAGTATCATCATTTAAAGCTCTTACTTTTCCACTGGATTCTGCTAACGCTATTGCAGCCATTATCTTAGCTTGCTCTGGGGTAAAACCACCTTCAACAGCAAGTCTTTCTAATGAGTTGTAT